AATCAATTATTTTTGCAACCAAATAATAGGGTTATGTGGAAAGATGGTGGAGCTTTTATTTCAAAAAAACTTGACAAACCTGATTGGAAAGTATTCACTCAGGAATTCACTTGCGAGGGACAAGGCAAGTGGATCGCAGAAGATAATTGGGATTATTTTTATCAATTTAAAAATAACGAATGATTGAAGTTCAAATAACTAATGATATGATCAGCGAGGCTTTGGGAAAAGCCGTGAGAGTTCCAATTTTGAACAATTCGGACACAAATAATCACGGAACTAAAATCGCCGCATTGTCTGACCTTATGGTTCAGAAAACTTGGGGTGGCAGAATCGTATCTGATTTAAGCTTCGACTTCGATTGGATCTCCTCAAAATTATTTTTATTTGAAATTAAATCCAAGGAGCGCAACGTTGCTCCCCAACCTTGGCACAACTGCACGGTAAAAGAATACAACACTAAGCAAAAATGCGACTACTATCTGTTCACCAGCATCTTTGGGGACTACAGCAGAGGTTGGATTCTCGGCTACATCAAAAAGAAGGATTTTTTTCAGCGGGCTACGTTCTTCAAGGGCGGCGACTTTGATCCCGATCCCCGAGGAGACAAGTATAAATTTCCATCTAATTGTTTTAATTTGAAAATAGAGCAGCTTACCTGTTGACAAGCTGACCAGCACCTGTCTCCATCACGTTATGCAACTCGCACTTTGCTGCATCTCCAACGTCCTTGCCGATCAAGGTCATAAGTTCCAGACTATGACCCTTACTCGCTTTCTCAAACTGCCCCGCGCCGAGGCAGTTCAGACTCTCAGCGAGCGCATCCTCAACAACTTCCTCGTTACCAACCGCATCATTCAGTACTGCGCCGACTCTGGCATCGCGGGCTACCGTTTGTCCTCTGCGCTTGTTCCCGTCATCTCTCACCCGATGGTCAACTTGCGTCTGCAAGACTTGCCCAACTGGTCCGACATTCGCGCTGCTCTCGACCAGATCGCCGCAACCATTTCTCGCACCAACGTTCGCGTCTCTGCTCACCCCTCCGAGTACATCACTCTCACTAGCATCGACCCTACCGCTATCCGCAACAGCGTCGATGACCTCACCCAGCACGCAGAGATTTTCGACCTTATCGGCCTGCCGCAAGACTACCGCTCTCCTCTCAACATTCACTGCCGTCAAGACGGTGACCCTGTAGAGATTTCCCAGCGTTTCCTGTCCGTCTTCAACACTTTGCCCGCCAATGTTCGCAGTCGTCTCGTCATCGAGGTCAACGACAATGTTAGCGGCACTTGGTCTATTCGTAATCTTTTTCAGTACTTTTACTTGACATCTGGCATTCCAATCACCTACGATTCGCTTCACCGCCAGTTCTGCAATCACGGCAACGATGACATTTCTGATTTTCGCCTTGCTTATTCTACTTGGCCTACCACTCCTTTGTTTCACTACTCTGAGGGTGTCGATGGCACGCGCAAACACGCCGATATGCCCACGGGCATTCCCAATTCCTACAATCATAACGTGTTCTTCGATGTAGAACTCAAAGCCAAAGATCATGCGATTTACCACATTCTTAAAAATGCAAACAAAAATCAATAAAATTAAAGATCAAGTCGTAAATAAACTCAATAAACTTAACATTGAATTTTATGTAGAAGACATGGAAATGAAAAGAGAAAATTCGCTCGAAAAAGTCTTTGGATACAGAATTATTTCTTCTCAACTATTCGGCTGCATTATCCCGAATTTCAACAAAAAGCGCACTGAATTTTTAATCTTTAACGAAAAACTCACGCAGCATCTGATTTCTGAGGGTCATACTGACGAGGAGATTCAGAAAAATGGAAAAATCTGGCTTCATATCTTAAAACAGGGGGATTTTATTAAAATTTTTGAAGAGGCTAATTCTTTTAAAAATAATTAAAATGAATCGCACACTTTTGTTTTCTTCACCTAACGTTGAAAGCATTTACAAGCTTTACGAAATTTTAAGCGCTGAATTTTTGAAGCGGTTCAAGTTCTCCGCAGAGTTCCGTATCACGACGGAATCTTCGTCACGGAGTTTCTCTCTCGCGGTAGAGGACGTTGCGAAAGAACAGGCTAAGTGGTTGCAAGACAGGGCCATACAAACTTTTGAAAAAAATTTTCAAAAAGTAGTTGACGAACGGTAATCCCCGTGGCATTCTTTGCCTGTAAATCAAATTGCTCCTATGATTGTCAAACCCATCCAGCGAAACGTTGTTGAATCTCACGATTTCAAGTCTGAAATCGCGACCATCGATGCGAATGAGATGCGCTACATCTCGTCGCTCTTACGGAATAATTATTCCAATGTCGTCTTGGCAACTGCACGCGAAACCATCGCCAATGCAGTTGACGCAAACAAAGGTTCGTCTCGTCACGTTGAAATCACTGCGCCGAGTCGCCTGAGTCCCACCTTCATTGTGCGTGACTTTGGCGCAGGGCTTTCAGAGTCTGACCTCTTTGGTCTTTATACCAAGTATGGTCGCTCCACAAAGCGTGAAGAAAACAATTCAATTGGCGGTTTCGGTATTGGTCGCTTTGCTCCACTATCGTACACTGATTCCTTTACGGTTACTTCTCGCCACAACGGAACTGAGATCGTCATCTCTGTTTACGTTGACGAACATGGCGACACTCGCTTCACCAAGCTCTCCGATGTTTCTACCACCGAGCCGAATGGTCTTGAGATTTCAGTTGCAGTCAAGACTGAAGACGTTTCTTTGTTTGGTCAGGAAATCAACAACGTGATTCGCTTCTCTGATCACCAGTTTGTTTGCCATAATTTTTCGCGTGAGGTTCCTGAGTGGATTGTCAAAAATACTGAATGGGGCATACAGAAGATTGGGAATGATGGTCCTGTTATTGTAATGGGCGGCATTTCTTATCCGCTTCATCTTGTACATGGTCTTGCTCATCATCCGATTGCATCGTCAAGGATCTACAAGGCTTTGCATGGGTCTAGTATTGTCAATCGTTTTGTATTTTTCTTTCCAGTTGGCTCGGTTGCACTACACCACTCTCGCGAGAATTTGGAATACAACGCACAGACCAAGAACTTCATTGCTCGCGCCATTTCTAAGTTAGATTCTGAAGTGAGGGCAGAAGTTCAGAAGCAAATCAATTCCATCTCCGACTCAGAAGAGTTTTTCAAAAAGCTCTACAGTTTCAAAAATGGTATTGAGTCGCTTTGCTGTGATGCGGATTACAGCTTCACTGATGCGAATAAAAATGTAATTAAAGTCAACGGTGACGTTATTATTCCGTTAGCTTTCTACAAAAAGTCCCGCAGTACTCGTAACCTTGTTCGTTTGTCAACGAAAGCGAGGAGGAGTCTTGAAAAACATTTGGAAGCCAAAACTTTTTATGGTGGCAGCAATTCCCATATCGTTGTCAAGGACAATGTTAAGAACATTCAAGATCGCGTGAATGCTTTGGTGTCCGCTAACGGAATCGAAAACCTAATTTATGTTGTTTCTCTTGCTGACGCTGAAAGCAAACTGCTTTACAAGTATAACTCTTGTAGCCGCATTCACCTTGCTTCCAAGCTAACTCCTGTCCCGATCAAGAGTAAAGACTTCAACAATGTACGCAAGGTATATTCCAGCACTAATTACGTCTACAATTTCAAGGAAAAAACTGCGACACCAACTGATCCTTTTTATTATGTTGATATTAAGCATAATGGCGGGAAGAGCTACGATTTTGTTTTTGGTAATCATAAAATGTTTATACATGACTTCAGAGCTGTGTGGAAGATCGCAAAGCATTTGGGCATCAATTATGACAATCTTTATGGCGTCTTAGACAGGAGCAGCCTCCCATCTCATGCTATTAATTTGCATGACGTTTTTATGCCCAAATTCAATGCGGCAATCGCTCAATTTAAATCAATTTTTAATGCCAAGGAAGAGAAGTCGTGTCGTTCGGCTTCTTTGACTATGATTTCACATCTCGCGGAGTTGAGAAAGAATTTGCCTGACAATCACCAAATTTCAGTTTATTTCGACGCTTGGCATAAAAACGAAGACATGGCCGAAAGCGGCTTTACTTCACAGCAACTCAAAGAGTTCGAAGTTTTGAGAGATTTGCCTAGTAATTGCGTAAACGAAAGCATTTGCACTCTCGACCCAAAAATTTCTGAAAAAATCAAGCAAGAAGCCTTGACAATCAATCAGTCTTATCCGATTATCTCTGCACTATTTGAGGGGCGTTACGGCTCCTTCTACGGTGTCAAAAATTACATTAAACTTCTACTTGACTATATTAATTTAGTTGATAAGAGTAAGTCCTAAACCACAATAATATATCCTAGTTATGAATAAGCCAGCCTACATCATGCGCGACAATTCCATCACCGTTTTTGTTGATGGCAAGCCGCACACCATCGAGAGTTCCCATCTGAACTTCTCTTCCTTGCGCCAAGCTATCCTTGACGCTCAGTACGATCTCATTCCTAAGTTAATTACGATTGAGAACAAGATCAAGAACATGACTCATGGAGCCATCAACATTTATAATGGCAAGCTGTTCCACAGTGGCGTTGAGATTCATGGTGTTGTGGTGGACAAGCTGTTCGCTATGCTGAAGGAGGGAGCAAAGGATGCCGAGCCTCTGCTTAACTTCATTGACCGTCTCATGCAGAATCCTTCTGCAAATTCAGTCAACGAACTCTACACTTTCCTTTCGTACAAGAGTCTTCCCATCACTGCTGATGGAAAGTTCCTCGCCTACAAGGGAGTTAATAATAATTTTTATTCGAAGCAGGGAAACAAGGATACTGTTGTTGTGCGTGGCAGTGCTGCTTCTAATGGTTCTATTTACAACGGTGTTGGCGAAGTGATTGAGGTTGCTCGTCGCTCTGTTGATGATAACAAACAAAATCATTGTTCCTTTGGTCTGCACGTTGGCAGCTACAATTATGCAAATAGTTGGGCTGGTTCTAATGGGCGTCTCCTTGTGGTTGAGGTTGACCCTGCTGATGCTGTCAGCGTGCCGACCGATTGCGATTTCCAGAAGCTCCGTGTTTCTAAGTATCGCGTCTTGAAAGATATCACTGCTGATCGTAAGGAAATTCCTAATTCAGTTTACAATGATTCCGCGAACGATGATTATGATCCCGATTACAGTCTCGATTCTGATTCAGAAGACGAAGACGAGGGTTCTTTTGAAGGGAACCAAAAGGATTTTATTAAACTGAAGATTCGCAACTACATCGACACGAAGCATTCAATTGGAGAATATCCTACCGTGAAACAAATTCAAAGTCGCATGAAGGGTTATGATCTTTCGAGTGACGAAATCTTCACGATTGCTGTTAAGGACTTGGGGTTTGAACACTCTCGTCTTGAAGCTGAAGATGGTTCAAAAATTTCTTACAGTCAGATTTCAATTGTTCCCGCTTTTTGATTAACTATGAATAATAATCCACTCACAAACAAGCTGTCAAATGCTTCCGAGATTGAACTCGATGTTGCATTTGCTTTACTCAAATACAAGGAGATCGGAATTTATCGAAAGATTAAAGGTCTTTGCCTAGCTTTTAGTTTGAATTTCGATGATGTTGTAAAAACTCTTCCCCAAGAGAATGGACGCTTACTTGACAGGGAAACCCGTCATTATATTCACGATTTCATGCTGGCTCGCGCCAAGCATTTTCACACTGCCAGCACCTAATGAACAACGAAACTGTTACTGCTTTGAGCGTTGATATTAAGCCCAATTTACATTGGTTTGAAATTTGGAGTTTGGAAGAAGATGGTTCACTGAAAAGCTGCGTGAACTTCTATGATATGGCTCTTCAAAATTCAGTAACGTGGGCAATTCAGTGCTTTTCGCAAGAAAACTCGCGCACAGATGACGCTTACGTTATTGTTCATTCCACTGTTGGAGACGGTAATGAGATGGTTCGTTCTATTATCCCAGAGCCTACCGATAAAGAAACAAGGTTCTATACGGTTCTGAATAAGTTCCGTGCTACGTTAAAAATAATTAATTAAAAATTATCATGACCAGAGAGCAACTGTTCGCGCATCATACTGAGTTGACCAATAAAGCTCTTGATATTATGAGGGTGAAAAATAACGATTATGCTGGCAGTAAAGGAAACAGCCCATTTGCGAATTTCCAGCGATGTGAATCGATGGGCGTTTGCTCCGCAGAGCAGGGATTCCTTGTGAGGATCGTTGACAAGGTTTCTCGGCTTTCAACTTTCGCGAATGACGGTAAGCTCGCCGTTAAAAATGAAAGTTACGAAGACGCTATCCTCGACATTATGAACTACTGCGTTCTTATGTCGGCCTACGTTAAGAGCAAAGAGTTAAAACAGGTTAATCCCAGTTAATCTGTAACCAGCATCATGGGGCTGAATCGTTAGTCCGGTTGGCATACCCAACTCTATGATTTTCCCGTTAAATTCTCTGATCAAGTGGTCTGAGAAATCTCCAAATGTTGCATTACCGCTCGCAGCATAACCTGTTGCAGAATATAACCCAGTTATTTGGGTTTTGTAAGCTGCCCAATCGCCAGAGCTAGTGCTAAAACTACTATGAATTTCTGCTTGAAGTAAACGAGGACTATCCATATTTTATTTTTACACTTGAATGTCGGTATTCAGTATCGTATTATTTATATTGCTAACAATAATATTGCTAAAGAAACCAAATTATTTCATTAAAAAATGACCCGCCTCTATAGCACAGTGGTAGTGCAACAGTTTTGTAAACTGTAGGTCATTGGTTCGAATCCAATTGGAGGCTCCATATTATGAAAACTCGCAAGATATTAATTAACAAAGGCTATAGGGGCTTTGGACTAAGCGACAAAGCCGTTGAGCTTTATCTTAACAAGAAAGGGATTAAGTTCAGAACGGAAAAGAAAAGCTCTGCTTTTTCTGATCGTCGTTTTATTTTTTATATTGACAAAGAGTATTTTAGCGAACATGATTTAAAGCGGGACGATCTTGTTTTGATTGAAACAGTTGAAGAGCTTGGCATAGAAGAAGCTTCCGATTCGTATGGCTTACTCAAAATTGTAGAGATTCCTCACGACGTTGAATGGACTTTGCAAGATTATGATGGCAATGAATGGATTGCGGAAAAACATCGCACTTGGGCATGACGCCATCAATTGTTATTTGCCAGTGCTGTGAATATCAACTCGACCCAGATGTTGAAGAATGTCGCCAAGATATCGACGTTGGATATGTTTGCAAAGATTGCTTCATCAAATTAAAATGGGCAACTGCTCATCTTAAAATTAACAATCTTAGAACTTGTTCAAAATTTCATAACAATAGGCTAAAATGAAACCGCTCCCGATTGAAATGAAAAATCATGGATATTCCATGAAGCTGGTTAAACGAACTGATAACGTTGCGATGTATTATAAGTGCGGTGGTTACGAAGTCGTGCTGATTCAAAAACATAATGGATACGAAATCAAAGGGGTAAAAATTGAACCAGCCGAATATTTGCCCAAAGATGAAGATTTTGGAACGAAAGGCTGGTATTACACAGGGCCGAATGCTCGCGAGGATGCAGAAAAAAAGTTTCTTGAACTCAAAAAAAACCCTTGACGAAACCACTAACATCAAGTATCTTCTCATCATCAAGTTATCAACCACAATTATGAGCCTTCCAAAAGGAATTCACGTTTATATCCTCGACAAAAAAGATCAGCGGATCGGTGTTCTTGCCGCGACCGTGAATGATCGCCGTCCTGAAACCGTTTTCATAGGCTGGTCGCTTTGCAATTTTTCGCTTGGAGATCGCTTTGATCCAAAGCGCGGAGTTGAGATGGCTTATGAACGGTCTCGCAAGTGCAGTGCCGGTCCCATTCCAATGTCATTGGTTGAACGCTACGAGGCTTTTAAGTTCCGCTGCCAAAAGTATTTCAAGGATAAGCAAGCTTTTGTTTAATTAACATGGACGAAAACGCTCCTCTCCCTAGCAATTCCGTTGATTGTTCTAACGGTTATTCGGATGCGGCAGTTGCCGCCTCCACGATGAAAACTTACAACTTCATCCTCGCCAAGTATCGTGAT